CTTGGCCGAACGCTATCGTGACGAACCACGGGTTACGATTGAAAAGAACCCGCGCGATCTGTTCATGATGCAATGGGGAAAGTGCGCCATTTTTGCTCACCACGGAGACAAAAGCAAACCGCAGCAGATGGCGCTGTATCTGTCGGATGTTTGCCCATTCTGGTCAGACACGCGCCATCGGCATTATCTGACGGGTCATATACACCATGATCAGGCCAAGGACATTGGCCCACTGCGCCATGAGAGCCTGCGCGCCTTTTGCCCGCCAGACGCTTATGCGGCAAGCATGGGATACGGCGGCAGACGGGCGCTGCAATCCATGACCTTCCATAAAGTGGACGGCCTAGTGCTGCGGGCGCTGGACCCGATCGACAGATAGGCGAGCGTGGCGAGGTTATGAGGCACACAGCAGCGATAGGTTGATTGTGGGGGTGTTCTGCACCCTGAGCGCATGGACCGTGGTGTCCTGCCTTCTCTACCCCACGCAGGGCCTGATCTGTTTTACATACCACGAAGCCACTGATCTACCAACGGCAAATATTTGTGGTCTTCTCCGTATTTCTCAACCCATGATGCTTTGCCGTTGTGGATCGCATCCGGGCCGTCTTGATGGTGCGCCTTGCAAAGCGGTATCACATCCATGTCGCTGGGCTTAGATGACCCGTAGCGCCCGCAGATCACATGATGGGCATCGCTCGGCCCATGCTTCAAGCAGATGATGCAGGGCAGTTGTTTGACGCGGGCAAGATGCGCCCGCGCCTTAGCTGTGCCATGTTCGGCCTTGGGTTTCTTCTGACCCAGTGGGCCGCGTTTTGCTAAATCCATTTAGGTCAACCATCTTTCCCACTTCAGGCACTGGATGTTGTTCTGCCGCGCCATGTCATACAAGTCAGATACTTTTGTCTTGGACTTTTTGGCACGTTGTATGGCCGCTTCAATACGGTCTTTTTCTTCATACAACGGCGGCAGTTTAGCATAGGCTGCGGTTTTCATAAAGGGCTTTAGAATCCAGTGCATATCAGTTCCTCGGTCTGGTTGGTGGAAGGATTTTGAGAACGGTTTTTCCTGCATCGGTCAACCGCCAATGGTTTCCGACAGTTTCAACGACAAAGAATGGCCCATCATCTGGGGCGTCTACACGTTCAGCCCATCCGGCCAATTCAAGGCTGTAAAGCGCCGCGCCATGAACACCGCTGTGAATCGATGTGAAAACTTCTTGCCCGTATTGCTCAATGTCTTTGAGCGCTTGCCACCTTGTGGCGTTTAGTCTGGGTTTCATTTGATCTCCTTTTCAGACCACGCGACATTGTGCCGTGCGCCATATTCGTAAATCGTTTCGATCAGATCAGACATCTGCGGCTTGGTTAGTTTTGACGATCTGAATCCAAGAGGGAATGGGCCTGACCCATCCAAGCCTTCCGCGAATGCCACCTGATGGCCTAGCGAGTGCAGAAAAGCACATTTCCACGTCTCAGGCGTCCATCTGCGGCCTTCTGGGCGGGCCATTGCCACATCGGTCAGCATGGCCCACATCTTATCGTTTTGCTCCAAGGTCCGATCACCGCCCGCGATGGTCACGGTCGCCAAGTTTGGTGCAGCGTCTATAAGCTGGTGGGCATATAAGCGCTGACGTGGACCTGTAAGCCGAACCTTGTATGGCATCAGCCTGCGCCCTGATTGGTCCAGTGGCTGACCATCACCGCGCTCACCTCATCGCGTGGGATGTCCAGTTCCTTTGCCACCTTGTCCATCGTCATCGATGCCAAGGCATGCCATATGCCGCCAGCCTCTTCTTCAAGGCGGTCATAAGTCGCAATGATTAATTTTCGATCAGACATTAAACTTCTCCCGCAGCTGCTGAAGTTTCATTTCTACATCGCCAAGAAACTTGATCACCACCGCCGCAATTTCTTCCTGCATGACAGGATCAGCAAAAACCCTTTGCATCCAGAAATTCATATCGCCCGGCATACGGGGATCGAAGCTGACGAAATCGCACCATTCCCGCCCGCAGCACATCATCTGCACTTGCATCTGGATCATGTATTTTGACGGAACCTTTCCAGCCAGCAGCGTCTCGATGTGTGTGGCTGAGTTTGGGCATTTGATTTCGATCAGCCCATCCGATCCTACCAGCCCATCAGGTGATGCTCCGAAGCCAGCGATAGTGGGATGCGGGATGAAGCCTGTCTCCACCACAGCCTCGCCAGTCATCAACTCGTAGGCCATGCGGGCCTGTGGCTCTGTATCCGTTCCCCACTGCATGGCGGTGCTAGAAAAGCCCTCTGTGGGCGTCTGCGTCAGCCTCTCGGTTATAAGCTGCGCCATGTAGTTAGCCCGGCTGGCGCTATAGCCAGTCTTGGTGGTCGCCATCACATCGGCAGTGCGGGATGCTGTGACACATCCCAACCGCGCTGCGAACCATTCTTCACTGCGCTGTTCCATTTTCCATCCCCTGTTGTGCTGCTTTTTTCTTGAGCATTGCCACTGCATCGACGCCCTGCTTCTCGGTCAGGTCTTCGAGCGTCTTCACCTTCCAGTAAGTGCAGAACTTTACTTCGTCTGTTTCAGTGTCAAAGATCAGTTCGTTGATCTCTTGGAACTGTTCTGCGCCGATCAGGCGGACTGCCTCGGCCTTGGGCGCGGCTTTCGCAGCTGCGTTGCCATCATCGTCTTCCGGCGCGATGCCTGTCAGGCTTTCGAGGCCGATCCGCTTGGCATAGGTCGTGGCCGACTTCATGCCCTGCATATCGTTCTTGTTGATGATCAGCGGCACATCGCAAGAAATCTCAGTGCCGCTGGCGCCATGCACCAAAGTCGTGCGCATCACAGCGCCGTGTTCGTCGCGCAGCATATAGTGAAACATTGCGATGCCTTGCTCGGTCAGCGCCGGGATGGCGACGGAAACCACATCGGCAAGGTCGGCATACTTGGATTTGAACGCGGGGTTGGTTGCGCCTTTCACAACCTTGCCCATGCCAGCCTGTGCGGCGCACAAAGCCATGTAGATGTTTTTATGCTCGGTCATGTCAGAACCCCAACCCATAGCCCAAGAAGAACAGGCCGTAGGCCATTGCAAAGAGCATCACAGCCCCAAGTGCGTCTTCAATCCATTCGCGCATTAGTAAAACTCCACTTCATTCCAGAGAGACAGGATGGCGTCCTGCAACGCTTGCGGCAATTCTTTGATGTTGAACGGCATATCCAAGATGTGCAGTTCGGCAACCTCAACAGTGTTCATGTCCACCTCTTCCCAGACAGGCGAACCCGGCACACCGAAGTCGGTGCGGACGCTCTCTGCGACAAAGTGAACTTTGATTTCTTCGCCCTTGTAGTATGCTTGCATGGTCTTTTCTCCCATTCTTGCGTTGTTCGTCTAACATCGGTCTAACGATCTTGCTCGCGCTTGGCAACAACTATTTGCATCAGGCGCAACTTTATGTAAGATGGGCGCATGGAAAACACATCACGCATTGCTCTGGCCCAGCACATCAAGGCCGAAAAAATGAAGAAGAAAGAGTTTGCTGCGATGCTCGGTGTCAGCGCATCTCAGCTTTCCCGCTGGCTGTCTGGCGCCGTCGTGCCTGATCGACTGTCACGCAAGTTCGTGGAGTTTGCCACCCGGCAGGCTGTTTCATCGGACGGCTGGCAATGAAGATACAACCCAGCTTTGCCCGCAAGACCCGAACCAAGTATGGCGCGAAGAAAACGCAAGTGGGCGAGGTCACCTTCGACAGCAAAAAAGAAGCCCAGCGCTTCATGGAGTTGCAGCTGCTGGAACGTGCCGGGGAAATCACTAACCTGCGCCGACAGGTTAAGATCGACCTCATCGGTCAGTACAGACCCATGTACACGAGAACCGGGCGCAAGATGCGGCTGACAGTGGACTTCGCCTATGTCGAAGACGGCATCGAGGTGCTTGAGGATGCCAAGGGGATGTGGACCCGTGATTTTGAGGTGCGCTATGCGGTCGCCATTGCTATGGGATTAAATCTGCGCGTGACCTAGAAAACGCTTTATTTGATCTTGAATGAGGTATAGAAAAAGAAATGGGCAGGGAACGCGGAAACGTTCAACCTGCCCTAAGTAAGCCGCAGCGGGGGAGAAGACCGCTGGATACCGGCAAGCACATAGTCAGGATGTGCTGATCGTGGTTCTACACCGCGATTGGCAACTCCACAACCCAAGGAGTGCCAAATTGAGTCACTACATGACGGCGTTAGCAATGAAGCAGGCGGGGCTGAAACCAGCCGCCAAGATTTTGCTTTATT